CTTCATCCCGAGAGTTAGGGGGGCCCGGTCGATTGCGAGGGGCTCTGCAGCGGGTTGATTCTCTCTGCGGGGTCCGGCACCTTGGATGTCACGCGTGTTGATTGGGACTCATGTTCGGGAAGTCGTAGGGCAATGAGGACGGCGTGTGTGAGCGGCGTGCCTGGGACGTGGCTGCCGCAAGTACATAGGGTATGTCCGCACAACGAAGTGGGGGCCTTGTGCCTCCGCGTTCTGGCCCCTCTCCCACCTGAGGTTTCTGGGCCTTTGGGCGCTGGACCGTTGCGAGCTTTCAGGAGGCTCCGGTCTATTGCTCGGAGATTCCCGGGGCATAAGTGGGGCCACCTGGAGACGGCGCAGACTTATGAGGGGAGTATGCGTCGGAAGTACGTGGAAGCGGCCATGAGCCTGCGTGATGAGTGTATCGGGTTTCCGAAGGACTCCAGGCTAGACTGTTTTCTGAAGGCGGAGAAGGTTAACATAGTGACCAAGTTCCCAAAACCAAGGCTGATCTTCCCAAGGACGGCCAGGTACAACTTGGAGCTAGCTTCTCGTCTGAAACCGTTCGAGCACTGGTTGTGGGGTTACCTCACGGCTGGGAGGCTGTTCGGGCACGGTCAAGGCAGGGTTGTTGCGAAGGGGCTGGGGCCCAGACAACGGGCGAACCTAATACTCCGCAAGTTTAACAGCTTCCGGAACTGCGTTGTCTTTGAGGTTGATGGTAAGGCGTTCGAGGCGCACGTGGGCGTGGCGCAGCTGAACGAGGAGCACGCGGTGTACAGGTCGGCATTTCCCCGTGACAAGGGATTGGCCCGCCTATTGCGTGAGCAGTTGACATTGGAGGGTCGGCTGCCGTGCGGGGCGAGATTTAGTCGAGCCGGTGGAAGAGCGAGCGGAGATTTCAACACGGGCATGGGCAACACGTTAGTCATGTGCTCTATCGTTGGCGGCGTCCTCCTCGGGTATGGTGTGTCTTTTGACATGCTGGCCGATGGGGACAACGCATTGATTTTCCTTGAACGCGAAGACATCGGCCGTGTGCAGCCTTATCTCGCTGCGGACGTACTTCGGGAAAGCGGCCAGGAGCTTACGCTTGAACGACCTGTCCATACGGTGGAGGAGATCCGGTTTGGCCAGTCGGCACCGGTGAATCTTGGTGGGAACCGAGGTTACACTATGGTGCGCGACTATCTCCGGGTGTTGTCGGGGAGTTTCTCGAGTCATCGTTACTTGAGGGAGCCTCGCTTCGCGCGTGAGTGGTTGACCGGGGTCGCTAGCTGTGAGTTGTCGCTCTCAGTTGGCATACCCGTGCTTCAGGCATGGGCCTCTTCCGTCCTCAAGACGACGGGGTTTACGGGAAGGATACGTAGCGGCCACTATCGTGAGTATTTTATCCAGGGCGCCTGGTTGGCGGGGCTTCGCGATCGGCGTGAAGTTGAGGAGGTGACTAGGGTAAGCTTTGAGCTGGCCTTTGGGATTAGTCCCAAGGACCAGGTCGTGTTGGAGCGGTCTTTTCGCGGTCTGTCTGGCTCGGACTATGAACGCATTGACTGGCACGGCCTTGCTGACCTACACCCCCGCGTCATCAACGGATGCTGAGAGCACCCGAGGTCGTTAGTTGCGGGATCGGGCGGATGGGGCATGGAGTAGCTGGAGGGGGCTCCAGGTGTAATTCGACCGTGTAAGCCACCCAGTCGGAGCCGCGTAAGTCGAGTAAGTCTTGTCCTGGATAGTCTGCTTCATAGCGCTATTCTTGAGCTTCGCATCGACCGATTGGGCAGGGTGAGCGGGGTGTAATCCTTGTGAGGAACCTGCGCGTCGTGCACTTGGTGTACTTGGTGTAACCCCTGGGCGGCGAAAGAAAGCCCGTGAAGCTCGTGAACCTCCTGTGTGGTGGGAGCCGATGCACCACTCACCGTTGTCTTGGTTGTGGCAGCGGTTTGGCAAGATCAACCCGGTGATCGCCGTTATTGACGGGTGTCCAGGGCACCGCCGGGGGCAAAACTCTTCGGAGATTGGGCCTGTTCCTCGGAGTGTAGTG